ACCGCGACGCAGACAAGCGAAGCACGGGCAAAGCAAATAACCCGCGAGCTTTACAACATCTCTCGCCCCGTTCTCATCCAAGCAGAGTGGGAGGTAGATTCAGCCGTGTTCGGTATCGTGGTACACCCTGACGGAGTACAGAACGCTTTGCAAGTGGATACCGACTATTTGATAAACGTACACCCAGCGGCAACGCTCGAACGGCTCGTTGCTTGCTTTCCTGAGCTTTCGAATGATGAGCGGTACAGCCTGAGCAGTTACGTGCAAGTGAATCAGAAGTTCCCTTTCGGGCATATCGTCCCAAGTACGACGACCGTGAGGACGTATGAAGAAATGGTGGCGCTGGGTTGGTTTCCTGAAGAGCCAATTGAATGAATTTGAAATTCACTAAATTGCACCCATGAAGGTCACAATTCAAAAGACTTGCAAGCTTGGTCCTAAGACATGGAAGGCCGGCGACGTGGTAACTGTCACAAAGGAATTTGCAACGGAATTAAAAACCGGCGGATACCTTGACAAGCCAATTAAAAAAGAACCCCAAAAAACTGAGAAATAATGGCCGTATTCAACGGAACAAATTTAGGTGTATACGTCGGCGGCGTTATTATCGCAGCGGCTACGGATTGCAGCCTGTCCCTTAACATGGACACAATTGATATCACAACCAAAGACAGCGCTGGCTATCGTGAACTACTCGCGGGATTGCGTAGCGGTTCAATGTCTTGTAATGGTTTGATTGATTATCAAAGCAGCAACACCGACACCGTCGACCTTGTGTCAGCATGGACGAACCGCACTTCACTCACTTTGAAATTCAGCAATGAAATAACAGGTGACCAGTCTTATACGGCCAGCGGTTTTTTGACTTCATTGGAGCAGTCAGGCGGCACAGAAGACACAGCGACCTACAGCGCAAGCTTTGAATTGACCGGTGTTGTCACTCCTGCCACTATCTCCTAATGATTGAGATAAACGGAACGGATTACCCGGTGCGCTTTTCAATGAAGGCGCTCAAGAAGTTTGAACGCAAGACGAAGGTGAATGTATTTGCCTTGTCTGACCCGTCCAAATTAAGCGCAGACGCTTGCAGCTTTCTTTGCTTCGTTGGTGTGGAGTGTGGATGTGATTTTGAAGGCCAAGAGTTCACAATGAGCTTGGAGGAATTTGAAAACCACATAACGCTCGGACACGTAACCCAATGCTTTGAAGCACTGGGCGAATACAGCGACCAAAAAAAAGCGTAGGCGAAACTCAAGCGCTCACATGGCGCGACGTTATAAAGACGGGGATGGGCTTACTTGGCCTGTCCCCTTCTGCGTTTTGGTCCATGACCTTCGGCGAAATAGGCGCGGCGAGTGAAGCCAAAAGCGAACACGATGAAATTCAACAACGAGCAGAATGGGAGCGCGCAAGATGGCTTGGCGTTATCATCATGCAACCGCACCTTAAAAAAGGGCGTAACTTGAAACCGAAAGATTTAGCGGTTTTTCCTTGGGAAAGCACACCCTTAAGAGGTAGCAAGATGTCCAAGGAGGAACTTTTTGAAGCAATACAACAACGCGACGGATGGCAAAACTAAACGACCTCATTGTAACGATTGGATTGAAGACTAGCCAGTTTGATAAAAAGCTGGGGGAATCCATGTCTAAAATGCGGAATTTTGGCAGGAACACCAAAAGACTCGGACGGGGATTAAGCGCCGGACTAACCGCACCCCTTGCCGCTATCGGGGCAACATCCTTTCAAGTTGCCGCAGCCTTTGAGCAGTCAATGGCCAAGGTCAAAGCCGTTTCAGGTGCTACCGGTGAGCAGTTTAAAAGCCTTGAAAATAACGCCAAACAACTCGGCGCATCTACACGGTTTACGGCTTCCGAGGTTAGTGCGCTTCAACTTGAGTACGCAAAGCTGGGTTTTTCAGCGGACGAAATTACGCAGGTAACACAAGCCACGTTGAACCTTGCACAGGCTACCGGCTCAGACCTTGCGCAATCCGCTGAGGTTGCCGGTTCTACTTTGCGCGCGTTCGGGATGGACGCAAGCCAAACGGGAAAGGTTACGGATGTAATGGCCGCCGCGTTTAGTTCCTCGGCGCTTGACCTTGACAGTTTCCAAGACTCGATGAAGTACGTTGCGCCGGTTGCTAAGGCCGCCGGTGTTTCATTGGAAGAAGCCACGGCGATGCTTGGACAGCTTGCTAATAACGGTATCAAAGGCAGTCAAGCCGGCACATCCTTACGGAGGATTTTACAAGAGGTTGCCGGTACAGGTTTGGACTTTGGTACGGCTATGCAGAAAACAGCCGACGAGGTTATAAACTTAGCCGACGCAAAAGATGAGGTTGGCCGTACTGCTTCGAGTGCTTTCCTTGTTTTAAAGGAGGGCATGAAAGATGTTGATGGCTTGACGGAGTCACTAAAGAAAAGTAAAGGCGCAGCGGCAGGCATGGCCGCCACGATGGACGACACTGCCGAGGGTGCAATGAAGCGGATGCAGTCGGCTATAGAAGGCGCACAAATTGAAATTGGTTCTGCACTTGCTCCGGTGATGACGGAGTTAGCCGGCAAGATTTCAAGCGTGGCAAATGCCTTTACAAACTTGAGCGACAAAACTAAAAAATACATTGTAGCAGGCGCGGCAATCGCTGCCGCCATTGGGCCGCTTATGATGATTTTGCCGCCGCTTATCTCTGGGCTTTTGGCTTTGATTTCTCCTGTTGGTTTGGTGATTGCCGGCATCGTTGGGCTTGCCATTGCAGTCGTGACGTTCGCCGATGAGGTAGCCGGTCCGATTGCTTCGGTGATTAATATGTTTATCACGATGTACAACGAACTGGGATTGGTTCGTGCAATATTCGGAGGGATTAAAGGCGTGGCGCTGGGTGTGTTTACTTTCCTTTACACAGGATTCCAAAGGTTAGGAATGGCCATCACCGGCGTTTCTGATATTATGCTGGCGATTTTTGCCGGTAACTTTGAGGAAGTGCCTGACATCGCCCGAAAAGCATTTGATGACATCGCTGATAGCGTTGTTGAAATGGGCAAGACAATCGCGGATGATTTCGTGGAATCTGTCACCAACGAACTCGAAAGGGAGCCGTTTGATTTAGTGACTGATGCAACAGTCGCCGAAGCCATTAAAAGGCTTGGAGATTTAGGCAGCTTAATACCTTCCGCAATTTCAAACGGCGCAACGTCAGCCGGTGGAGGGCCTGCAAATCCAAAAGCCATTCAAGCCGGTCAAATTGGTACAGGTGTAGGAAGCGCGCAACTGATGGGGCAAGGCAGCGCCGCCGCTGATGCTCAATCTGAACTAAATGACCAGATAGGAATCAGCATTAGCATGGCCCCACAAATGGAGGCGGCTTACGCAGGTATAGGCATGGCAATGGGTGGGCTTATCACCGGCACGATGAGCTTAACAGATGTTTTTGCAGGCGCTATTGCAGGGCTGGCAAATTTACTTATTGATTTAGGCGCGCAATTTATCGCCGCAGGTGTAGCGGCAACGGCTTTTTACGCCAATTTAATAGCAAACCCACCTGCTGCAATTGCTGCCGGTGTTGGTTTGGTTGCTGCTGGCGCAGTGATAAAGGGGCTACAACAAAGAATGGAGAGTTCTCCGCCGGCATTGGCAAAAGGCGGCTTAGCTTTTGGCCCTACGATGGCGATGGTTGGCGACAACAAAAACGCTGGAATTGACCCGGAAGTAATCGCACCTTTGAGCAAGCTTAAAAACATGATGGGAAGCGGACAAAACGTAGTTGTCACCGGTAAGATTTCCGGCCGTGATATCCTGCTCACCAGCGAACGAAATGCAATTGACCGAAACCGTGTAAGAGGATTTTAATGGCTGACCCAATAAGACTGTTTTCAGAGTTTACCGATGACCAAGGTTATGATTGGCGCGTAAACATCCACGACGCTTTGCACGCTGCCGCTGCAACCGAGTTCACTCTAGGTGCAGATGGTTTTGTACTTCGGTATTCTGGCGACAATGAAAACCGTTATCAACCCGTCATCGGTAGCGAGGTTACATTCACCCTGATGGAGCAGACCGCCACAGAAACGGCATTTATGGACTTGCTATCGACGGCGGCAGAGAACCGTTTCAGCGTGAGCGTAATAAAGAACCCGGACACATTTCCCACGCTTTGGTGGGGCGGTGTGATATTGCCGGAACAAGTAACAAGGCCAGACGGTTATTTTCCTATTGCAAACACCATCACGGCAGCCGATGACGTTGGTAATTTATCGGCCATCGACTACAACAATGACGGCGCAGCATACACCGGCCAAGCGTCTGCGCTTCAGCACGTCGCGAATTGCTTGCTAAAAACCCGTTCAACCCACCTATGGGGCACGGATGATTTTTTGCTCTACGTCAACGACTTTGAAAGCATAGACTACACCGGCGACAATCAATTTAAAGACACAAGAATCGCGCATTCCAGTTTCTACAACCCGGACGAAAACGGCGTTAACCAATATTTCACAGCTCTTGATGTGCTTGAGAATTTCGCGCTTGTATTCAATGCGCGCATCTTTCAGAGCGAAGGCAAGTGGTGGTTTCTCCCGGTAGGCGCTCAATTCAATTCGACTGAATTGCTCGTTCAAGGAATTGAAAAGGATTTCACCGATTTACAGGAGCAGGATATAAGCGCCGATAAACCTTTTGCAGCTTCGTTTTTCACGAAGATGAATGGGTACGAGTTTAGTAACCTGATGCCAACCAAGAAGGTAAAGAGAACGCGACAATACGACGGTAACCAGCCTTTAATCATTGAAAACGTTTTAACCAAAACGGAATTCAACACCCAGCTTGACGATACCAATATTGACTATCTCGCAACCAATCAACTTTTGATTTCGGGCGTGTTCAATTACGAATATGATGGCGACGGGGCAACCACGGGCGACGCAAGAGTAGGCCGGGTTGAATTGCAGTTTGAACTCAAATGTGGCAACCAGTATTTGAAACGAAACGCGGCCTATGCTGGTACGGTTAACGAGTTCCAACTTGTTCCCGGTGAGTTATTGCAATACACGGGCAACAGCTACGGCGCAGCCTCCTGGGAAACGTCAGCGGAAAAATGGCACGAGGTTAGCCCGGTATTCGACACCAACGGAGGAGGTGATTTTACAATCCCGATTTACATATTAACGCCGCCGCTTCCATCGGATCAAGACGGGTTGGAATTAACGGTAAGCATTCGCGGAGTAAACTACCAAGGCAGCACGGATACCAACCTAACAAATACAAGCGGCGCGCTTTACAGCATCACGCTTTTGCGCGTTGACTTAACAGGAGATCCGGCTTTAGGTGATCAACAAACCTTCACGGCTGTAAACTCGGATAATTGCCGGCATATTATTGACCAGGGTCCGGCAATACTTGGCGACCAAGACACCGTGAACAGTATCGGAGTTGTAAGGGTAATTTCGGGATCGAACGCAATACCTTCCAGCGGCTGGCAAAGCCTAAACTACACCGGCACGGGGTTAGGCATTAAC